TTCAGCTATATGCCATACCCCTCCTGATTGTTTCCTCATCAGTTCCTCCCTCTTTTGGGAGGTACCTTAACATACTTTCCTTCTTTCTTAAAATTTGTCCGGTGCTAAGATTTCTCTTGCATAAAGCTTTAAAAAAGACTAATAATCTAACACAATATTTGAGGCATAGCTTCAGATATACTACCCATCGCGGGGTAGAGCAGCCCGGTAGCTCGTCAGGCTCATAACCTGAAGGTCGTTGGTTCAAATCCAGCCCCCGCAACCAAGCACAGCAAGGGTTTCAGGCACTTTGCAAAATACTTCAAAATTCTACTTCTACCATAATTTTACCACGTGTTGATTTTGATAGATTGAGACACCTATTCCCTCTTGACATACTTTCCAAGCATTAGCTACATTTCAGCATAATTTTATAAAGAGGTCAGCATGCCCAGAAGCTGCCCACATAGATGTCCTTTTTATTTTCAAGAATACGCCGGTAAGTTTTGTAGGGTCATCTTTTGCCTGTACTTGCCGTCTCTCACCATCCAATATTCTTCCTCCCAAGAATTTCCCCTGCCAAGTTCTGATTTACAATTTCACAAAGGTACCTGCATGAACTAACCAAATAACCTGACGAGGATCACGATGGACCAAAACATTCTTGCTGACCATAAGGATATTGTTTTCTTTTTGGATGTTCTCTTAAAGTATTGCGTTTTTTATTTTGGGGAAGAAGAAGGGATGGCTTTGTACAATTATTATTGCGATAACCATGCTGACATTATAACCGTCATAAAAAATGAGAGCCGTAGTTACGGAGAAAAGCTGTTTAAGCTCCACATGATTTTTAAGAAAATCGAGACAGATATCTTTTTCAACAAGATCGACGTTTTCTATGTCAAGTGGCCTTATGACAAGGGAGAAATCAAGCCTGTAGATTTTGAACTGTTTCAGTTAATGTGCTTTGGTTTCTATGAAGCGCTCGGAGAGGCCAGGACAAACAAGGAAGAAAGGATAAAGCTGGGTTTTGCCCGCAGGATACTCGATTTGCTGTTGCCCCCTCACAAGGATTGCCTTTTCAACCACATGGAACGGCCTAACAAGAATACAACCTTGCAAGAGAATCTCTACACAGAACTGAAAAAACGGAACCGTGATATTTTGGAAGAGTACAAGAAGAACTTTTGGCAGCTTACCAAAGACGAGTTTACCGTCTATATAGACCAAAGGATCAAAAAGACACCCCAGCACCTGACGAACGCCTTATGGTACCGTATTAAGGCTGACTAAATTTTCCCATTGCTGCAGCGCTGTTCTTACGCCAGCATTTAAGCAGGTTTCATAGCTTCACTTCCCTAAACGCCGCTATTTCCTTATCATTACTGTAGTATTGAGAGCCATTGCCGCCCATTCGCATCTATTACGCGCCATGGCAGTTCATTCACGCCTTGTCTTACAGTACTGCAGTATTGTAGCCCATTCGCATCTTTTAGCATCCATTCGTGCCCATTCGCATCCATTCAAACCTATTTTCGCAGTACTGCAGTATTCTATCATTTTCGCCATTTAAGGGCTTATTCTAAGTTTTTCTACAATTTTTTCAGTACTGCAACACTCTTGGCCCATCGGGGCTTTTTTTATGCTTTCATTTACCTTGCGCTGAATGGCGCAGAAACCAACAAGCGAAGAGGAGATGACCAATGTCCCGTACAAAACCCCCCCTTAAATTGCAACAAGAACCTGCCAGCAGCCTTGAAGACCACTATTATACAAGCAGGGAACTGTCAGGGATTTTGAACCTTTCTATGAGTACACTGGCGGGCTACCGCCGCAGAGGAACAGGCCCTAAATATATCGCCCTCAGCTACCGTAATTACCGTTACCCCCAATCGGAAGTAACAAGGTACCTGGAAGAGATGACCCGCGCTTCAACTTCAGCCACACGCAACTATGACCTATAAACCTGAAACGAAAGGACAATAAATCATGGCTCTCCCGATTATTTCTGCTGACCAACGCTTGAATGAACCGCGCGGCATCAAAGGCTGTATCTTTGGTAAATCCGGCATTGGCAAGACCTCCCTTCTCTGGACATTGCCGGAGAAAACAACCCTGTTCCTTGACCTAGAGGCAGGAGACCTCGCCATTGAGGGATGGGGCGGGGATACCCTTCGCCCGCGCACCTGGAAGGAATGCCGTGACTTCACGGTGTTTATTGGTGGCCCGAACCCTGCCTTGCGGGATGACCAGCCCTATAGCCAGAAACATTTTGAGGTTGTGTGTGAACGCTATGGCAGCCCTGATTATCTGGCCGAGTATGAAACAGTGTTTGTGGACTCGATCACGGTAGCGGGGCGGTTATGCTTCCAGTGGTGCAAGGGCGAACCGCAAGCTTTCAGCGACAAGACAGGCAAGCCCGATACACGCAGCGCCTATGGGCTCCACGGTCAGGAGATGATTGCATGGCTCACCCATTTGCAGCACACACGCAAGAAGAACATCTGGTTTGTCGGCATTCTGGATGAGAAGCTGGACGATTTTAACCGCCGCTTTTACCAACCCCAAATCGAAGGCAGCAAGGCAGGATTGGAGTTGCCTGGCATCGTCGATCAGGTCATTACCATGGCTGAGATCAAAGGCGAGGAGGGGGACGGGAATGGAAAGGCAATAAAATCATATCGAGCATTTATCTGCCATACCCTCAATCCTTATGGCTATCCGGCTAAAGACCGTTCAGGGCGTCTTGATTGGTTGGAACAACCACATTTGGGAAAGCTCATGGACAAAATCAGAAAAAAGGCAGAGTTAGTTGACCAACGCCTGTCTTATGTATGCGCTCAGAAGACAACAGAGCCTCAACAAACAATAGAAGGAGAATAAGCCATGAATTTTAACGATGCAGCCCCACAGCAATCTTTTGACCTTATTCCAAGAGGCACCATTGCAAGAGTTCGTATGACCATCAAGCCAGGGGGTTATTCCGACCCTGCCCGGGACTGGACAGGTGGCTATGCTACTCACAACCCTGCTTCGGGGGCCGTTTACCTGAATTGCGAGTTTGTGATCCTAGAAGGGGAGTACGCTAAACAAAAAGTGTGGAGCCTCATCGGGCTGCACAGCTCGAAAGGGCCGGAATGGAATAAGCAGGGTCAATCTTTTATACGGGCCATTTTAAATTCTGCGCGGGGGTTTTCAGGAGACGACCAATCGCCTGAAGCTGTCGCCGCACGGAACATCCATAGTTTTGCCGAACTTGACGGGATAGAGTTTATCGCCCGCATCGATGTGGAAACAGACAAGAAAGAAGGGGAAGACCGCAACGTCATCAAAAAGGCGATTCTCAAAGGCCACAAGGATTACCCTGGGAGCCTCCCTTCCTTAAAAGAGGAACTACAAGCGGCTATTGCCCCTTGGGAAAGATAAGGGAATTAAAGGGGTTTAACAAGGTATTGCACAGCAACTCATTGGAGAGCCCCATCAAAACTAACGCTCAACCCCGATAAAAAGGAGGCCCTTGATATGCCCAATATGCCAACCAACACCCAAGCATCAGAGACGCAAGTATCTATCACAGACAAAATGAATGACCTGATAGATGTCGCCCTCCAAAGAAAGAATGCGGGAAAGACGCAACGGGATTACTTGGGAGCCTCAAGGCTGGGCGTCTCCTGTAGCCGCGCCTTGCAGTATGAATATACGCACACGCCCCGCGACAAGGCATTCTCAGGAAGGACATTGCGCATCTTTGAGATGGGACACGCCATTGAAGAAATGGCCCTGAACTGGCTCAAGGGCGCGGGATTTGATATCCAGACGCGCCACGAAGATGGTAGGCCGTTTGGGTTTTCCGCCGCAAGCGGGTGCATTCAAGGCCATGTGGATGGCATTATTTATTCAGGGCCAATCGAAGCGGGCATGGCCTATCCAGCCCTTTGGGAATGCAAATCCATGAACGCGAAGGCTTGGAAACAAACGTTTGAGAAAGGGGTAAGGCTTGCAAAGCCCGTCTACGCGGTTCAAATTGCCCTCTATCAAGCTTACATGGAAGAAACTGTTCCAGGGATTTCCCAAAACCCTGCCTTGTTCACCGCCGTCAACAAGGACACGGCGGAGATCTACCATGAGCTTGTACCATTTGACGCTACTCTTGCCCAGGAAGCTTCTGACCGTGGGGTCAATATTTTACGGGCGACAAAAGCCGGGGAAACGGGACAGGAGTATCTGCCGCGTATTTCCCTTGATCCTGGGCATTTTGAATGTCGCTTTTGTGACTGGAAAGAGCGTTGCTGGCAGGAGAGCCTCTAGAAATGGATACGCCTGATGCTATCCCTTTTTCTTCCTCAGAAGCACCCGCTGTAGGTGAAGCTCATCCTTTTCTGGATTTTAACACCGCAGCCCCCCAGAAAGATTACGAAGGAGATACCAGATACGGCAAACGAGAAGCCGATGGGCAACTTTCAAAAGAGGAAATCATACAAGGGGTTCTCGACAGGCTTCCAGAAATGCTGCACGAGTGGTATCCGAACGGCAGGAGGGAAGGGAACACCTACTTGATTGGCAACATTCAAGGGGACGTCGGCCAGAGCCTCAAAATTTCCCTAGAAGGTGAGAAGAAAGGCTGCTGGTATGATTTTGCCAATACCCTGGATAGCGGCGACATCCTTGATCTTTGGGCAGCAAGGCATGGATGGGACACAAAAAATAAGTATGATTTCCCAAAAATCCTACGCTCGGCCCAGGAATGGCTCGGCCTTACGCCACGTCCTCTGCTGCAACTTCTTCCTGAACAGAGACAAAACCAGACACAAAGCAAAGATTGGGGCCTGTTCATAAGGTCATGGCTTTATCGTGATATGGATGGCATTCCCATTGTGCGTGTGTCGCGCCATGAGAAAGATGGGAAAAAATCGTTCCGCCCGTTTGATCTGACGGCTAACAAGTATGGATGCCCCAGCCCCCGCCCGCTCTACAACCTCCAAGGGATTGCCCAATCTAACGCTGTGGTTGTTGTGGAGGGGGAAAAGTGTGCCGAGGCGCTGATTGCCCTTGGCATCTGTGCCACTACAGCCATGAACGGGGCCAATGCCCCTATTGATAAAACGGACTGGTCACCTTTACGGGGCAAACATGTGTTGGTATGGCCGGATCACGATGCTGTCGGCAAGGAACATGCCGATAGGGTTATCCATAAGCTCAAAAGCTTGGGACTTCCCTCCCTTGCGCTCATGTTGATCCCCGAAGGCAAGCCAGAAACATGGGATGCAGCAGATGCCATTGCTGAGGGGGTGAATGTCACGGCCTTTATGGATGCCTGTTCGCAGCCTGTTCCCCTTCTCCCTGAATTTGATGGCAACGCCCGTCCTATTAAGCCAAAAGAAAAAGTGCTTGTGGATGGCTTGATTACCATCGGCTCGGATTTTGAAATCGGCAGACGTTCCTTGCAAGACTTAAGGCAAAAGCATGGACACATCATATTTACGGAAGGGGATTTCTACAGATACAAGGAAACCCAATGGGTGGCGTTAACGCCCAAAGAATTGCATGACGAAATAGAGAAGTATGATGGTTACCCCTATACAAGCCCCGAAAAAAACGAAGTTAAAGTAATAAAATTAAGTACCAACAAAAAGAATTCAGCAATACACACGATGGAACACGGCGCATCAAGCCAGGATTTTTTTAAGGAAACGCCATTAGGGATCAATTGCGCCAATGGTTTTATCAACTTTGTTTTTAACCAGGAGCTTAAAAAATGGAGCGCTGTCCTTGAGGCGCACAAACAAGAACATCGCCAACGCCATACCTTGTCTGGAAGTTGGCGTGAGGATACCCTAACGTGGATTCGGGATAGCCTCCACAGCCGATTATTAAATGGTTCTTTTTGGGGAGATGCGGATAAGGACACCAAGATACAATCTATGAAAGAATTAGCCGGAGCGACCGTATCCGGCTGCGCCACAAGGCTGCTCCAACCTCGTGCAGTCATTTTGTTGGGAACCAAGGCTGAGAATGGGAAAAGCCAAGTCCTGAATATGCTGCGTAGCCTCCTGCCATCTTCTGCCATAAGCAGTGTAACGGCAGCCAGGATGGGGGACGAACGGCATATTCTGGGAATTTGTGGAAAACTGCTGAATGCCAGCGATGAACTGTCGGGGGCTTCAGCTATTTCTTCAGAAATATTCAAGGCCGTTATTACCGGGGAAACGGTTTCTGGAAGGGATGTCTATAAAAGCCGGATAGAGTTCAGGCCCATAGCACAGCATATTTTTGCAACCAATGCGCTTCCTTCGTTTCAAGGTGGGATGGACAGGGGTGTACAACGCCGCTTGCTGGTCATCCCGTTTAATCGGGTCATCCCCAAAGAAGAGAAGATAGAGAATATAGGGCATCGTATTGCAGAAGAGGAAATGGACCTCTTATTAGCCTGGGCGGTTGAAGGGGCATTAGATTTAATGAATAACCGTGGCTTTACCATTACAGATGCTTTAGCCAAAAACTTGCAGGATTGGTTAGAGGAGTCGGACTCAGTGCAAGGCTGGGTTGCTGAATGTGTAGAAATTGTAAATGATAAAGACGCATACTTAAAAACTTCCTATGCCTATCAGTGTTACCAAACTTGGGCCAAGGAACAGGGTATCAAGCCAGACCAAATCGTTGGATTGAAAAACTTTGTCAGGCGAATGGTATCCATTAGCGGGGTTCACTATCAACGGACAAAATCTACCCGTGTTTTTGCGGGCATTACCTTAACACACGACGCGCCAAGAAGCACAACCTTTCCAGCTTAAACAGCACTTCAAAAACAATCAGCCTAAAAAGAATAGGGTAAAGGCAGGGTAAAGCGAAGACGCTTTGCTCGTTCAAGCCATCCTACCACCAGAACTATCAAGTTTCTGACAGATATTCCCTAAACAAAGCAAAAAGGTGACACTTCATAGCCAAAGATGACACGTCGGGTGACACTTCAAAAGACGAAGTGTCACCCATTTAAACCAGTTATTCTGCGGGTTTCCAGGTTTTGGTGACACTTGTGACGGGAGAAATGCCAACCTTTTTATATGGGGGGAATATACATATATGCATGTTAAAAAACCGTTCGTTTGTGAGTTAGGTTTTGTTTAGCTACTTTTTGAATTTTCGCGTCACAAGTGTCACACGTGTCACCAGCCCATATATTCTGCGGGTTTGCGCGGTGACACTTCGCAAAACAAAGTGTCATCTTTTGGCACGAAGTGTCACCTTTTTAGATATCGCCTGAATTTTTATGGGCATCTGTAAATTACTGCCGATGGCTACTGCCCCAATGGGAGACTATTTAACCGTGCAGAGTTCAAGAAGCTGGCAGATAAGCAATACATCTCCTACTTCCTGCCAAAATCTTTTGACCTTAACTTCCTTGATGGTGCAAAAGGAGAGACTCAAAAACCCTTGTTGAATCAGGGCCGCGCGAATGTATTAGCGACCAGAGATTTTATAAAATTCCGTATATGTGTGGAAGGGATGGAAATACCTGTAGAAGAAGTTGCCCCTGAAGCGAATGGGGCAACTGTAGAGATAAAGCGCCTGTTGTTGACGCACTTCAAAGAAAGCCAGAAAGGAGTGATCTTGCCAGCAGAAAACCCCGAAGTGTTGTAGGTCTACTTGGAAGATGCTTTGTAAGCAAAGGAATCTTTGCTAAAGAACATCTGATCGAGAAAGAACCGTCATCTCTTACGATTAAACTCATCCCAACTGTGGTGCGGTACGCCGTACAATGCCTGATGCAATTCCATAGTCTCCATTAAATCTTTCTTAATAAAATCCACAACAACGGCTAAACCATCCCTGAACCAACTATTGTCTCGCTGAGCCTGGACCTTGGTATCGTATAAACGTAAATCATACAATATGTGGCCGTCAAATTGCGCTGCTAAAAGTACGCTTTCCCTTGCCTTCTTTATTCGTAACATCTGCTTCTCTTCAGAAAACTCTGAGTCTTTGCTGGGCGATGGCAGGGGAACCTGATTTATGAAATCGACAACCTCTTTCATTATTTCTATCATCTCGTCGGTAGTCGTCAGCGGCGATTCCATAATATCATATGCCTTCAAACCAGAAACAAATCGCTTTTCCCTTGTCGCCATTTCTTTCTGAAGGCTCTCAACGCGTTGTTTCTCTGCCTCTTTGAGACGCTCAATGCGCAGCTTTTCTGCCTCTTTTAATTCATTACAGACTGTCCAATGCCACACCGAAGTAAACCCCCCGCAATGATCAATATAGGTTGGTGGTTGTAAAAACCATCTATCATCCCTAGGAAGCACAGCGGGCATTGCCTTTCCGTTTAGTGCAGCACAGGCCGTCCAGTGCCACATCGAAGTAAACCCTTTGCAATGATCAACATGGGTTGGTGGCTGGAAAAACCATCTATCATTCACAGGAGGTGCACCTTTCAGTTCAGCACAGGCCGTCCAGTGCCATATTGAAGTAAACCATCCGCAATGATCAATATGGGTTGGTGGTTGCAAAAACGAAGACGCATCTGGCAAAATGCGGGTGATATTACTTATCACCTCTTTCCAGTTACCTCCCACTAATAATCCTATCACCGCACCGGCTAACACCCCCTTATAGTGATTTCCTCCCTTTAGTACCGCCTCTCCTAACGGTTCTTTTTTATGTGGGAGTTCTTTGTTGGGTTGTTTAACTACCTCTTTTGCTTCCAGTTCTTCGATGGCATTTTGCGCGTCAGCATTACCCTGAGCAGCGGCTTTTTTATACCATTCTCTTGCTTGGACATAATTTTGTGGAACTCCGTTGCCATAATGGTGCATTAAAGCAAAGGCATAACATTCATCTGCCGAAAATGGTAAAGACAAATCTGTTCCTCTTGATGGTGACTCTGCGCTGGCTTGCACCTGCTCCGGCTCTCTATACGGCGGGGGGGCATCTTGTGATTCGGCTTGTGCTTTCCTCGAAGTTCCTGGCGGGTCTTTTTGTTCCAATTCTTCCGCGCCGTGAATTAACTGAAGCGTTGAAAGTATTATAATCACAAAAGTTGATGATGTAAGGAATTTTAGGGTATTCATTAAAAGATTTTCCCTGTTATTATTATTTTCTAAGTGTTGTTCCTAGTTGGTAGCCTAATTTCCATACAGTTCTTATTAATAGGATGAAGTTAACAGGATGCAGAGCGTGGAAGCAATATCTTCAACGCCTCTTAGAGTAGCGATTTGCCGCACCCTCAGAGCTTGCCCTGGTGTTATCGGGTTTGCTATTGCTTCCGTTGTGTCCTTCCAATACCAACACGCTTCAAGGAAAGTCAGAAATAGGTGATCTTGCCCCTAGAGAACTGCGAAGTGTGGGCCTATCTGGATGATGTTTTATAGGTGTAGGAGTCCCTTACATAGGAAACTCCTCTCGGATTACGTGAGACGATGGGATATTTGGGTAAAAGCAGGAATGCCTTTATCAGCAGGGGGTACGCATGATGTCAGCATTCTCTGTCGCCACACTCGGGGAAGAAAGGTCACGCCGCCTTAGCCTCAGGGTTAAATTTATCCCAATGGGGATGAGGTACGCCATGAATTTTCTTATGCAGTTCCATGGTTTTAATTAAATCTTTCTTAATAAAATCAACGATTTCTGCTAAAACTCGTGCTACACGGGGGATGTGGCGCTGGGCTTGTAACTTAGTATCGTACTGTTCCATATACCGTATTACACCGTACTTCCAAGAAAGGATTAACGCTTCCCTAGCTTTTCTGATATGTATCTTCTGCTTCTCTTCAGAAAACTCCGAGTCTTTGCTGGGCGATGGCAGGGGAACCTCATTTATGAAATCGACAACCTCTTGCTTTATTTTTATCATCTCGTCGGTAGTCGTCAGCGGCGATTCCATAATATCATATGCCTTCAAACCAAAAACAAATCGCTTCTCCCTTGTCGCCATTTCTTTCTGAAGGCTCTCAACGCGTTGTTTCTCTGCCTCTTTGAGACGCTCAATACGCAGCTTTTCTGCCTCTTTTAATTCATTACAGACTGTCAAATGCCACACCGAAGTAAACCCCCCACAATGATTAATATGGGTTGGTGGTTGTAAAAACCATCTATCATCCCTAGGAAGCACAGCGGGCATTGCCTTCCGATTTAGTTCGGCACAGGCTGTCCAATGCCATAGTGAAGTAAACCCCCTGCAATGATCAATCTGGGTTGGTAGTTCCAAAAACGAAGGTGCATCTGGTAGAATGGGGGTGATCTTACTTGTTAACTCTTTCCAGTTACCTCCTACTAATAACCCTATCACCACACTGGCCAACATCCCCTTATAGTGACTTCCTCCCCTTATTATCGGCCCTCCCGGCGGTTCTTTTTTATGTGCGAGTTCTTTGGTGGGTTGTTTAGCTGTCTCCTTTACTTCCAATACTTCCAATTCTTTAATGGCATTTTGCGCGTCAACATTACCCTGAGCAGCGGCTTTTTTATACCAATCTCTTGCTCTCTCATGATCTTGTGGAACTCCATTGCCATAATGGTGCATTAGAGCAAAAGCGTAACATTCATCTGCCGAAAACGGTAAAGACAAATCTGTTCCTCTTGATGGAGAGGCCATGCTGGCTTGCACCTGCTCCGGTTCTTTATAAGGCGGGGGGGCATCTTGTGATTCGGCTTGTACTTTCCTCGAAGTTTCTAGGGGGTCTTTTTGTTCGTTCTCCATGCTATGAATTGTTTGAGGCGTTGAAAGTGTTATCAGCATAAAAGCTGAAGGTACGAGAAGCTTAAGGGTATTCATTAAAAGTTTCTCCGTTATATTATTATTTACTAAGTGTTATTCGGAGTTGGCAGGCTAATTTCCTTAAAATTTAGAAAAAATACCAGACAGTTCTTATTAACAGGATAAAGAGTGTGAAAGCAATATCTTCAATGCTCAGGGTAGCCATTTGCCGCATCCTTAAAAGCCTATCAGAACATTAGTTGGCCTGGTATTATCCTGTTGTGGGCTTCCGATTTCTTCGACTTTCGACTCAAGCTGAGGTGACGGTAAGCCCACATCATTTCCCTTAATAAGCTTATCGTCCAACACCTTACGTCCCATCCTCACTGACCTACTGGCTTGCATGATGGCTCTATGCTTGGCCGTTCACCCGTCCTCTCAAATACGTCTTAATCGCGCTAATATCTGCATCGTCTTTGTGGTACTCAGGGTAAACAAAATACTGCGGGTGTTTTTTGATGATGAGGTCAGGCAGGATATTTTTGAGGTTGGCGTTTTGAATAATCGCGAGCTTATCATAAGCCCCGATGATGCCCTTGCCGTGCTGGGCAGCTTCAACCAGGCATTCGAGGGAGTTAGACAGAAAGGCAGGGTCGCGGCTGTTGCGGCCTTTCCTGTCCCGCCCGCCCAGGCCGAGTTCTAGCAGCCACGCGGCATCATCAAAAGGCCAGGGTTCGGGGATGGAGGGCGCAATAAGATGATGGTTTTTGAGGTCGCCTGTTTCTTGGGGTTCGCCATATTGGTTGAGGTATTCAGGGCTTGCGTACAGTTTCTTCTCCAGGGTAAAGAAAGGCTCGTACATGACCCGCCAATTTGCCTCCTCCGCTCGTCCTCTCTTGTGATGGTCGGCCTTTGGGTTATAAGTTTGGATGGCAATATCCACATCCTGTAAAACCACGTTCAAGGGGTCATCCACGCCAATGACTTCAAAGATCAGGTTCGGGTGGTCTTTGTTATAATCGAGGATAAAGCCATTCAGGAGATACGTTGCAAGGGCATGGCTGGACGCGATCCTGATTTTTCTTTTCTGGCTGTGGTTTTGGATGACATAGTTTTGACTCGTAAAGCCCTTCATATCGATCACCATATTCTCGACAATGCCCAGAAGCTCTTCCCCTTTTCGGGTGAGCGTTACGCCATTCGAGAGCCGGGAAAAGAGGGGGTATCCTAAATGTTTTTCCAGCTTGAGAATATAGCGGCTGAAAGTGGTTTGGTCGAGGCCGAGGAACGGTGCGGCATGGGATAGGTTTTTCACCTTGGCCGCATAATAAAAGGCTTTCAGCTTGTCCCAATCCAGGTCCCGGAAGTAAGGGGAGGTTTGTAAGGCAAGCATTATATCCTCTCCCCAAACATTAAGACGTCCGTTATGAAGGCGTTTGCTCGTTCCTCAAAATCCTCCGTGACGGTAAAGTCAAGGTTATGGTACCTACAATAATCCTGGCACCATTTTGCCTTAAGGGTATAGATGTTAACGTCCGAGGTTACAGCGATGTACTGGGGGTTATCATCTTCCGTATAAATTTCCAGCAGTCCCACTTGGTACCCATACGCTTTTTCGATATCGGGATCGATGGTGCCCTCCCTCTCTTTATCTATATAGAGGTAGGCGACTTGGTGAGGGGTATGAAAAATAAACTGCCAACACTTCATATCAGGCTCAAGATTAACGTCAGCGTTCACTTCGATAATGTGGTTAAAAAGCCTGTGGTAATTTTTGAATATCATGGTCATGGTTTTGCATCCTTTCTTCGTAAGGCCGTCCTCGAAGGGGCCAGGTATTCTCTTGTATGGGCGTGGTTAGCAGGGAGGGTGGAGGTATCCTGGATCAAACGGCGCACAAAATAATAAAGAGGGGAAAGCTTGTAAAGTCAGCATCCTTCATCCCAACCGATCCTTAAGGCGTCTCTTTCTCCTTCAGCCGTGATGGTAAAATCAAGCTTGTGGTAGTCACAGTAAGCGAGGCACCATTTTTTCTTGAGGTAGTACAGATGGGCCTTTGACGTTACGGCAACGTACTGAGGGCTTAACCAATCCCCTGTGCAGGTTTCCAATAGACCTAATTGTTTCTCATACGCTTCTTTGAGAGCGGGATTGATTGCAACGTTATTTTTCTTCACCTGCTTGTAGAAGGAAGTCACCTTGTGAACAGGATAAAAGATAAATCTCCAATACTCCCCCCCAAACTTAACATCAGGATCCAACTGGGAAATAAGGGCAAAAAGCTTATCGTAATTTTCAAATGGCCCCATGTTTGACCGGGTCCTAACGGGTGTGAATAATCCCATACTTGTTTGAGCTTCAACCATTGTTCTGCATCCTTTCTGGCGTCCCTCACGAGGGGGAGGCCATCCTGTAGCGTGCGGGGTTGGTGGGAGGCATCCCCATCAAACCCCGCACAAAATTATAAAGAGGAGGGCACAAAAATCCCGCTCGCTCTCAATCTGTGTGAGGTAAGATGGTGAATTTTCGGCCTTTCGGCCTGTGAAGGATTAAGTTGAAATGGCGCACAATGTGCGTTAGCTTGAGTTTAGCCATGATGAACTCCGTCACGAGTTTGTCTGGTTAGCAGCAAGTGGGCAGTTCCAAGTGCTCACACACTGCGGTGCTACGAACCATTCGTAGCACTTCTTCTCATAAAGTGGAGATGTTGAGCTTTCTTGATTGAGCTTCTCCGACTTTACGTCCCTACACATACGATGGAAGCCGAGGGGATGTCAAAATCTTTTTTTCAAAAAATTGCAGAAAAATGATGCCTAATCATACAGTTATCGCACTTCCTTCTGCTTTTTTGAGAAAAATGCTTTGTGAATCAACTTCTTAATGCTTTGACCCTTACCCCCACAGGGAGTTAAGCCGCTCCTGGTATTTCTCTTGCAGGAAATTCGCGGTTTCCTTGTGAGAGGCCATCAGTTTTTCATAGTGGTTAAATTCCTTGACCGCTTGTTTTTGAACGTCAAGAGGAGGAAGTGGGACTTTAATGGCGGCAATATCGGAAAGGCTAATGCCCTTGATAATACTGCCCGCAGAAAACTTCTTGATTTCCTGGATGTAGGTTTCATTCTTGAAAAAATAATACAGGTATTCGTTTGTCAGCAAATTTTTGGCGTTAATCTCAAGCTTAACCAAGTCAGAAGAAAACACCCCTTTTTTGGTGACCATTGCCGCCCGCCCCAAAATGTTCGATCTTAAGTTCTTGTCCTTGACGGCCATGAGTATATCCCCTTCAAGACATATATTTTTCTCATGGGTTTGGGTTTCATACTTTAAAAACTTTGTCTGGTAATTGGGAAGGAACTCTTTTTCTATAGAATTTAACGTAAAAAATGGAATGCCTTCATCGGACAACTGGTTAAGCCTATAGGAAAAACCCGTTGCCATAAACTTAACCAATTTGCCAAGCGGAACAAGCGGGTAAGGTGAAGGAACGGTGTTAGCTGAATAATGCTTGCCAATCCAGCTTTCATGATGATTTCTTATTTGCTCAAAAGGGATTTTTGTGTAGCCAAGGGACAACATCTCCTCTTCTGATGCGGTGTTGATGTTTATGCTTTTCAGGGTATCGAGGGCTTTAGATCCACAATCTGGGATCTCGTAATACCAAAAATAGTCCCTCTGCTCTGGGTATCGGATGTTTTCAAGATAGATGAGGGCTGCCTTGACGTCTGTATAGGGGGAAAAAGTACGATGAGGCAAGGAAACAACAAGCCTGAGATTGGCATTGTCCGTCAAAAACCGTCTGGCCTCTGCGCGTTCTGCACCACACAAAAAGCCTTCTGGTACAATAGCCGCCATCCTTCCGCCTTTTTGAAGGGACTGAAACAGATGGAAGATGGACAAGACATCCGTCTTTTTTCTCGCAAGCCCGTTTTCATACAAGCTGTCGTAAGGGTGGTTTTTGAGGTCGCGGGCAAAGGGAACGTTGGTGAGGCCCACGGTGTATTTTCCATAAACAGGATCCGCCAAAGTATTGGCAACCCGTTCCATGCCGCTGTGGTCACGCCAATGCAGGATGGCATTCATTTTAGCGGCACGGATGGAAACGGAAATGTCCTTGCCAACAAACATGTTTTCCGTAAAGGATTCCCCCTGTTCCTTGATATAGCCGCACGCGCCCGCCAACAGCCCGCCTGTGCCACAAAAGGGATCGTAAATGGTGTCGTTGATTGTTGGCGCAACAAGATTAACCATGATGTTGACAATCGGGCGGGGCGTAAAATATTGGCCCAAGCTTTGCTTGGACGACAGGTTATTCTTTAAAAAGTATTCGTAAGCATCCCCTATAATATCCGAATCAAACGATGTCAGGTGATATCTGTCCAAAAGGGCAAAGATTTTTTTGATCACGCTTTCTTGGGAGATTTCCGCTTTAGAGAATACGTCATGCGCGTCATAGGTTGTTTGTAAGTGCGGGATAAGGGTTTCATTGAGGTAGGATATCTTGTTTGGCTCACGCTTCAGGGATGCCCACAAAGGGCATTGCTGGCGCTCTTCCATGAGCTTCAAAAACAGGAGGGTTGCAAACTCAAAGAAGCGCGGTAGCCCTGGTTCGATGCTGGTTTCGGCAAAGCAATTTTCAACGCGCCGAAAGAGATTAAAAAGGGCAGCCCTGTCCCTGATAGTTTCTGGTTCGCCTACAGTCATTCAGAAGTTCCTTTGTATTATTTTAGTTATTGGCTGAACACGCCACCTGAGAAACCCAGGCTGGCGGTTTTATCGTCTCTGTCAGATCGGTCGCTCCTGCTTCCAGCCTCCAATACAGCAAAGCCAGCGCATCGGCTTCGTTATCATCTTGGGGCTTGTGTCCCCGCTTCTTCATGGCATTAACCATGTCCAGCTTTGAGGCATTGCCGTTGCCTGTCGCAAACTTTTTGATGGTGCCAACCGGAACGCCTTCGTAAAGGATGCCTTCGCTATCACACCACATCTGTAGCGTTGCCATAAATCCGCCATAGGTTTGTCCGGCAATCGTCCCCTTGTGACGCCTCACGGCCTCATAGACGACAGTATCAAGCTTGCAAGGGGCCTTTTCCCAAAGCCATCGTCGGAAGTGGGTATATTTGCAAGCTGCGCTGTCGAAATGAGTTGTTTTGAAAACATGAGAACCGCTGGAGATTTTGCCCTCTACCCTCATCGCCCAGCCGGTAATGGTGCCAAGGTCGAGGGCAAGGATATTGGTCATGCAGGGATAGTCCTTGAATATTTAAAGGCGAGAACAATTTACTTTATCTATGATATCTTATATTTAATGGATTTGTCAAGAAAAAAGTTCGCAGTTTTCCTATGTCATCGATTCTATGGCACCTAAGAAGGCCACACAGCGATTTTACACCCCTTTCTGGTAGTATGATATATTTTCCATCAACGAGGCTATCAGGTGACCCTCTAATGACGACTGAGGGGCATTTTAAAGTTGACCGGTACCCCTTAAAAATACCGGATGTTAGTGATGGTGGTGTCACGTTTGCGCCGTCGCCGATAAAAAATCCGCCTCAGGTACCTGGGCCAGCGCATTGATCGTTTCTCCAATTCGGGGTGTTGTTGGGTAGTCTACCACAGAACTTGTCCACCTCAAACCACAACCGCATGCTGTGAACCATCATCCCCCATGTTTGGGTGTTATATATATTAACCCCTACGGGGTTAATATATATACCCCCACAAAATGGAGGGATTCTTAGCAAAACCTGACTTTGCCGAATAGCGAAAAATGACAGAAAATCAGGGGTCTCATCAGGACGGCAAATCAAACGGCAAAACGGCAAAATAAAGTTGCCGTTTTGCCGTTTGGGTTGCCGTTTGAGGAAAACCGCCATTTTTTGAACCTTCCAAAAATGGGATGACTAACCATCCTAAATAATCCCGCTTCGATCAACACGGGAAACGACCATAATGTGTTGATTTATAATCACATATGGCTGATTTTTGTTGGTAAAAGCTATGGTTTTCATTGACTTTAGCTCATAGAATCGGCGACCATAGGCATTGCTTTAATTGCCGAGCAGAGGAGACCAAAAATATGCCTTTCAAGCCAGGACAAAGCGGAAATCCTTTGGGGCGGGCCAAACACATCGACCCTCGTTCTCCAGACTTGCAAGACTTCTGCACAAAATACAGGAACGATATTCGGAAGGTGGGCGAAATTGCCTTAGAACGCGCTACTGTGGATAAAGAACCCTGGGCAATCAAGCTGTGCATGGAGTACTTTTACCCCAAACCTGGGACATTTGTTGCCATTTCCAAGGAAGAGACCAAAGAAGTAAACTTGAGCTTTGTAAACGCCTTAAACCACGAAGATCAGCAAACCTTCTTAAAGCTCTGGATGAAGAGTAAGAAAGGTATACCAGCTTTTTCAGAAATAAATAAACCGAAAGAAGAAGGTATTCATAACCTTTCTAAAATAAATAATCTAGAGGAAGCAAAAATTATAGATATGAATACTTATCCAGAGAAGCTCGATTAACGGCGTTTGGTTACACTGCGCTCATAGGTTTGATTGTGGGGACTGATCGTATCGTGGCTGATAGGAACCGCAAGAGCCGCAGGACACATAGACTTCACAGTATTCATCATGCGTGTCTCAGTATAAGGTTTAGGGGGAACTCTGGTATAACTTTGGTAGAATTAAACAATCAACCATTTAAAAACCCTTAAAATACAACGAGTAATAAACGCAGATTATCTGATGTTTTATCTGATGATCAGCCCATCTCCGCCCTCAAAAACAGGGGCCAGGGGGGGGCGGAGGGAGGGCGGCAGGCAGCCCGTTCAGCTTGCGGCGGTATAGCGGCACGGCCATACCCACTGCCAACGGGAAGGCGCAAGCACCGCCCTTGTTTTTCAAAGGCAACGTTCCAGAAAACCCATCCTTCCGGCACTCTACAGCCATATTTTTAGAGTATGTCAAAATATTATGCATGTTGTTCACAAAAAATTTCATTTTTGCTCCTGCGAGCATGATAGATCGCGACGTTAAATGATAGATAAACCACTCAATTGATAGATCTTAATAGATTGATTTTAATTGGTATTTTCTATAAATTCTCTTGCAAAAACCTCTAAATTGTCGTATGCTTGTAACAACCTGGAATGAACCTTGGTGGAGTCCTCTGACGTTGGTACGCGGACAGCTTCAAGGAGGCTTCTTATCAGGTGGCCGATAAACTAGCAGCGAGTTTTTGAGATCCTCCGCGTGTCACATGCGGACAGTCCCAAAGGTTCCACCAGGCGGTCTACAAGCTGGCGACGCCTTTTGCGGCCCTCTTTGTGTATGCAGGGACAGCTTAACAAAAGGTTTTCCGCCAGGCGGCTACACAAGCCCATGATAAACTTTTGAGGCCCTCCGCGTGTTTCGCGGACAGCCAATAAAAGGCTTTTCACGCGGTGGCCGTAATAAGCTGACAATAAACGTTTTTTTAAAAAGGATGCCGGATGGCTGATCCTATCGTTGATTCTTTGTCCGCTGACCAGCTGGCGATCAGCCTGTTGCGGCAGTTCGTGTTTTACGAGCCAACGCCCAAACAAAAGGTTTTCCATGATGCAGGTACCCAAGCAGGGGAACGCCTGTTTTTAGGGGGCAACCGCACAGGCAAAACAAATGCCGTGTGCATGGAAATGGCAATGCATTTAACGGGCGTCTACCCAGGGTGGTGGCAAGGCTACCGCTTTGGCCGCCCCATTAATGCCATCTCCGCCTCCATCAGCCTGAAAGATACGCGCGATATCTTGCAAAAAAAGCTGTTCGTGGGTGACGTGGATGGCTCCATGCCGCCCATCCTCCATGAAAGCTATATTGCGGGCAAGACCCACACGACCATTGCAGGGGCTTGGGATACGGTGCAAATTGTTCACGTTTCAGGGGGAGTGTCTGAACTGAAGTTCAAAGCCTTCTGCCAGGGGGAATCCTCCTTTCAGGGTGTAAAGGCTGACTTTATCCATTTGGACGAGGTGCCAAGCTTTAAGGTGTATCAGGAAGCT